TTCGCGCTTTAAGTATTCGCCCGCTACAGATACCTGCAAAGCCCCTACCTGATGGTCAAGGCTTTTAATCGTATCCCACATGCTCTTTAAGACAAGCCCGTATGCGCCAGCGGCTAATGAAATTATCGTATTGATTAACGCTTGATCCATTACCGCCACACCTCATGCCATGCCTGCTTTACGGCTTTCTTTGCTTTCCTGCACCGTATTCTAACATCTAGCCGAACGGTGTAGAGAAAACCATCAACACGGGTAACAGCAGCGCGGAGATCACTCCTAACACCAGCAACCACTCGAGCCACTTCTTCTCTAAATGATTCACGATCCATCCCAAGGCATCCCGTTGTTACAGCGGTCTTGCCACTCAAGCTCTTCAAATGACAATATGCCGGTTGGCTGGTAGTAATCGCACATGTCATAAACGCCGTCATTGGTAACATCGCATTGCCTCTGCCACGTTATCATGTCAAACGTAAGCCCCTCCGACCACGGTATATAGGTCTCACACCATTGAGGAGTACCAACGCCGCCTTGCGCGCCAGTTTCCACAGGAACATAGTCACGCTTAATAGTCGGTAAAATTTGCGTCAGCTTTACATCGCCTTTGCTGTAGCTCTGCATCTGATACAGCTTTGAGTAATTCGTAACATAGACTTTTTCGTTAGGATCTAGCGTGTACTGCAACCCGTCATCAAAAAGTATTACTGTCTGTGCTGTTGCGGTTAACGCAAACAATGTAACCAGACTTGCTATTACGTTTTTCATGTTGCCCCCTGTATTAAGGATACAGTCCCAAAAATTATTCCACCGCAAACTAACGCCGCTATTATGACAAGCGTTGAATCCATAATTAACCTTTGCTTTCTGCGCTGCTTGTAAATTACCTTTTCCCGCCTTGCCTTAATCTCCCTGCGGAGCGCGATCATTTCTTGATATGTCTCTGTGCCATAAGCCCAGACAATCAACTCCCTGATCTGCTTTTCCTGCTCCTCCAGCTTCTTCTTGGCGATTACACTGTTAAGTGCCTGTTGCTCTACTGTCTCGCCTTCAAATAGCTTTTTAAATAAAGGCGGGTTTTCTGCTTCTTTTTCAGCCTGCCTAATATCTGAGGCAAAGGAATACCACGCACCCAGCTTTTGAGCTACAGCCTCAATCTCTGCCCCTTTGCTTACTAATGTCTGGATGCCCTTGAACGTAGTCGAGGCCATCGCAATAAGGGACAGCGGATCCATCAGCCATCACTTTCTTCTGGCTCTACCTGACCCTCAGCCTGCTCTTTGATCTTGACGATCAAGGGCCATGCGCCAGACTTAGTAGGCAGATCACCCAATACGCCAAGGATTGCGTTTACTTCTTCTACACTTAGCTCTAAGTTAATCACTCCCCTTCCTCCCTTATTGGTTTGCGTCAATAGCGGCTTGAAGCACAGTAATGTCCTGCGCGTCAGTCCAAAAGTCTTTAGCGACCATAATTTCCAGATGCTCGACGTTGCGTGATACGCAATCAGTCCAATCATCATCTGACATTTCTGCTGGCTTACCGGCGTTCAATAGGTTTACAGAATCCATAGCGGCATCGTAGTGTTTCTGGATTTGTTCTGAGGTTAGTTCGTCCATTGTTTATGCTCCTTTATTTACCAAGGCACTGTTTGGGTTGTTGGCGCGGGCTTGTATTCCGCAAAAACTTCAGTGGTTACATTTGAGTAATCGTCACTTTGATCGTGCCGATTAGCATGAAAAGTGCAGGCGTCCTCATAATGAGTAACCCCAGCCTCTCCTAGCGCATTTTTTACCCATCCGATTACAGTTTCTTGATCTAGGTTGGGGTAATCTACAAACGGATTAGCTGGGTCATAAGCCAAGGATTGAGACTTACGGCAAACTGCGGTAACTGAACCAACCGTCACCTCTACTTTCCACGGCACTGCTGTAACCACGTTGCTGACGCCATCTATGGTTTCTGTTTGCAAATCACCGTCTACTGTCCAAATGCTCATGATGATAGCCTCCAAGCCTCATAACTCCCCATGTAATTCACAAAAGTCGCGCAAGCTAGAATGCTTCCGTTACTTGCTCCGCCTCCAGTAGCCGCAAATGAAAGGTCGAAAATTAGCGTGTTAGCATAGTTTACCGCATTGCCTTGATCTGATATGGATAAAGAAAAGTTACCTGTGTCGCCCCCGCTATCTACTACTGCGGCTTGTCCAAAGCCTCTGTTGTAAAAGCCTATCTTGTAGAGATACCAAGCTCCCTCGCAATCACTAGCATCCTCGTCAATAGTTGATACAGTGACAAAAAGATGTGCCGCCCTATAATTGCTTGGGTCTGATATTACTGCCCACCTAAACGCGGCGGTACTATCGTTGTCGGAGGCATAGGAATAAAATACATTTGGCTCTCGGCAGTTTCCGCCCATGCCCAAAGAGCGCCTGCCTACTAAGTTGTGATAACCGGTAGCGCCAGATTCTAGGCCATAATATCCTCGCAAATGTAGATTGCTACTGCCGTCAGAAATCACCGTTTGATTGCTCAAAGTTCTCATGTCTAGCTGAGAATCGTTGCCTGTGTATTGGCCTACAACCGTATTACTTGCTCCGGTAGTGACGTAGTAGCCAGCAGACTTGCCTATAAAGGTGTTGCCAGCGCCAGTGGTAACGTCGCGGCCTGCTGAATGCCCATAAAAAGTGGAGCCGTCAGTAGTGGTTTGAAAAACTCCTGCGTTCTTGCCTATTATCGTATTAGCTGACCCAGTAGTAATATTTAGTCCCGCTGACTCCCCCATCAACACGTTTGTTGTTCCAGTGGTAATTGATGATCCGGTCATCCTTCCGACTACAGTGTTAGAGTTTCCGGTAGTTACTGCCCCCAGCGCGTTATAACCAACTCCGGTGTTCTCTGTTGCGGTGGTGCTATTACTTAGAACGGCATATCCAAAAGCAGTGTTGTAGCTGGCGGTAGTGTTGCTCCGAAGGGCGCCATAGCCCATCGCTGCATTTCTTGTTCCAGTAGTGTTGTCCTCTAAAGCATACGATCCTACCGCCGCGTTTAAATTGCCGGTAGTGTTAGCCTGCATCGCTCTGAAGCCGATTGCAGTATTATCGTTTCCGTTGCTGTTATAGAGCGCTGTGTAACCCATCGCCACGTTTCTAGTGGCATTAGAGTTAGTGTAAAGCGCATAGCTACCGACAGCGGTGTTATCTGATGCGGTGTTGCTATAAAGAGCTCTAAATCCTACGGCTACGTTATGAGAGTAGGTGTTATTAGTTCTAAGCGCCTCGTAACCTAAAGCTACGTTATACAAGCCTTGGGTGGTAAAAAGTAATGCGTTTTTGCCTACCGCCGTATTGTAAGCACCGCTTGTTATACTTGACGCGGCAGATTCCCCAATCAGCGTATTAGAAAATCCAGTAGTTATCACAGAACCAGAGTGTCTGCCAACAGCAGTGTTAGAGCTTCCTGTGGTTAGATTGGACAAAGAAGAATATCCAATCGCGGTGTTCTCTGCCGCTGTTGTGGCCGCGTCTAAAGAATAAGCACCCACCGCAGTGCTTTGATAGCCTGTGGTATTTGCTTGAAGCGCATTTCGCCCAATAGCAATGTTGTTGCTCCCGGTAGTGTTACTCTCTAGGGAGTCGTTGCCAAAAGCTACGTTGCTCTCTCCGGTAGTATTCAAGCGCATAGCCGCCCGTCCAACAGCAGTGTTAGCGCCGCCGCTGGTGTTTGAATATAACGCCATTTGCCCTACCGCAGTTACGGAGTTAGCGGTATTAGAATTAAGAGCTTGGTAGCCTACAGCCGTGACATTTATTTGACCCGATCCGGTTTGTGCCGCATCGCGGCCTATAGCGACATTCGCGTACCCTACCGTATTACCGCCCAGCGAACCTTGACCTACGGCAGTGTTAGATCCGCCCGTAGTTGTGGCAGTAAGGGAACCGTGACCAACAGCCGTATTGGTTCCTGCTGTGGTGTTAGCATCGAGCGCATTTGCCCCAATAGCCGTATTATATGAGCCAGTGGTATTTAAAAGTAAAGCGCTGTTGCCGATTGCGGTATTGTAGTCGCCCGTCAATGATCCGTCATCAAGCGCGGCATCGCCTAAAGCAGTATTGCCTGTTCCGACAGGATAACTGCCGTTCAGCCTAATCGTGCCAGCTACATCTAGGGCCGCTGATGGATCCGTAGTGCCAATACCAACATTGCCGCTACCATCTAGCCGCATTACTTCGCTCCACGTACTGCCAGCAGTGCGATGACCAAAGACAAAGCTAGAGTCGGCATAAGCATTGTTCATACCGACGTTGCCGATATACCACTGAGACGTAGTAGTTGTTGTGCCTCTTGAGCCAAACCCAACCAGAGCCATTGTGTTTGCTGTGGTTGTATCTTCATTACTTATTTGAAGATGAACATTAGGTGCAGAAGATGCACTAGCACTATAGGTATCAGTCACATCCTCTTGTGCTTCTACCAAAGCATTAGGACTCGTAGTGCCAATACCAACATTGCCGCTTGCATTAATAACCAAGTCGTTTACTGGAGATGTGCCGTTGTCTGCACTATGGCCTACATACAACGTTCCGCCTTGACTAAGTAGATACTTGGCTCTTTGTCCAGAAGTAGCATTGCTGTCTGAAAGAACAAGATTTCCACCCGCTGTACCGCTTATTTCTAAAGTTGGCCCAGCAGATGCTGTGCTAGTAGGACTGTCAGTGCCAATACCAACGTTGCCAGAGCTATTAAGCGTCATGCGTGTCGCGTTGTTGACGTACATAGACATAGCGTTGTCAGTGTGGCTGTATTCTAAAGCGCCAATGTAGTTGTCTAAATCATCACCAAAACGCAAACTTCCACTGTTAGTGCTATTAGTGCTATCAATACGAATACCGCCGCCATCCGTAGAATGAGCAACAATTAACTGGTCAATACTGCCTGTAGTAATTGAGGTATCAGCAACAGTTAGCTTTGTGCTTGTGGCGTTGTCGTCGATGCCTGTAGAGGTAAGATTCCCTACAGTGACAGCGTTGGTTGTCGTAGCACCTCGACCAGTAACAGAATCCAGCGTATCGGACTCTGCCGTTAAATAGGCTTGCAGATCGCTAATCTGTGACTCAGTGATAGAAAGCGCGGCCTGATGTTGCGTTACGTTGCTTTGTGCTATTCGCGCATCTGCAAATGTGCCAGATTGAATATCGGCTGTTGTTAATGCTCTTGCCTCTGCTTGATTACTAGCATTACCGATAAAGACATTGCCATCATTTAGGTTAGGCGTAGCGTTTGTCCTACCCGCACCACCAACCTTGATAGAGCCAGCAGACGCATGAGATCGGATAACCTTGCCGATATTCTGAAGCAGAGATGACTCGCCCGTAGGCGCTGTATCAGTAATAGCTCCAGCCGTTGTGGAGACATAGACGGTATCGCCTGCGCTAAACGCAGACGTATCCAGATCGTACAGCGTACCAAAGGTGACAACATTAACTGCCGCGTTATTGTTTGCGTCTGCCTCTGCTAAACCAAAAGCAGGCATTTTACTAGCATCATCAGCATCAGCCTTAGAAACTACAGGCTCATTACCGGATACACCGCTTACATATACGACATCACCCTTAGCTAAAGCCTCGCCAGCCTTAGCCTGGAAGATAATTGCACCGGATACCTCAACTTTGTTGTCATTGAGGTTTATAAAGTTGGTATCTACCTCTGCATTAGTAAGGGGCGAACCTTTAGGGCTAGTCCCATCCGTTTGGGTGGTTTCCCGTGTAACGATAACAGCCATAAGATTGCGCCCCTACTAAATTAAGATGCAGTTAAAGTGATTACCCAAGTGACTGACATCGTATCGTCAGCCTGTTTTCCAATGGCAGGGAATACCACGTGGCACAGCATGGTGCCAGCGGTAGAGGCATTAAAGATGCCTGCCTCTGTAACCGTCCCAGTAGCGTCACCAGCCTCAAACGATGAGACATAGGTAATCGTATTAGCCGATACGGTTGTGCTGTCCAGCGCTTCTCTGGAACCTAACAAAGACTCCAAATCGGTATCACCTGCTGCAGCTGCTGTAGTACCAGCTCCCAGTGCCATGTGCGACATGACAGCCTCAGTTGTGCCTTCCATTCGGTCACAAATAAAATTCAGCCCAGCAGAAACCACTAGGTTCTTTTCGTGCCGATCCTCTTTGACGTTGCCATCCTTGTCCTTGACAGTGATGAAAACGTCACCTTTTAATTTCAGACTATCTTGCATAATTCCACCTCAGAAGGTTCTAGCCACTCCTACATAGTCCTCAAGAAAGTAACTAATATCGCAGTAGCCTTGGTTTACGATGGAGCCAGAGTCAGCTGCAGAGCCACTATCTGAGGCCACCTTGGTAAATTGTGCGGTTTGATCCTCAGATACGCCTAGCCCATCGCTCGTGTTTTTGAAAAAACTGGCGGTCTGGTCATCCCCTACAGCGGCCCCATTGGAGTCATCTGTAACATTAATTGTATCAGATAGGTTCTTGCTGATCGCGTATTGCTGCGAATCTGTAAACCCAAGCTGCTCGTTTCTGACCTTGGTGAAGTCAATAACATTGCTGTCTGCCAAGGCTGCAGAATCAGCAATGCTCTTGCCCAAGGTAATAACGTGCACATCCGTAGACCCCAGGGAATCACTAAAACCCGTGGAGAATGCGACAGAATGCGCGTCTGTAATTGGCACATTTTCAGAAAACGCCCTAGCGAACGCCTTGGTTATTTCATCCGTAAAAGCCGCAGAATCGCTAGGATTCTTGCCATATTGAGCAGTCTGGTCATCCGTGACGCTGAAAGCATCAGCTGCTGGCTTGCCAATAGACTTGGCAGAGCTGTCTGTGACAGATGGCGCGTCAGTAAGCGCTTTGCCTACGGCCTTGCTGTCGGAATCCGTAATTCCCAAAGAATCAGCAAAAGATCGTATAATTAAAAAATAGCCGGTAGTGATTGTGTTAATCACCGGCCTTAGCGATGTGACCGTTAAAACCGCGCGTTTACTAACAAGCTCTGCAACCGCTCTAAGGCTGGTAATTGTGCCTCTGAGCTTTGCCACTAGAAATCCTCGCGGATAACTATATCAACCTTGTCATATACAGTTTCTACTGTGCTATCAGCAAGCGTTATTTCCACCTCTGCCTCGTAACTTCCCGCAGAAATCGTTGCTAACTGCCCGCCATCCAAAGAAAAGTACAACTTGCCTTCTGCTAAGTTAGAACCAATATCAGCGGCTGTTAACGTAAACTCTAAAGATGATGATCCTTTTTTACGCACTTTTAACCTTGCAGTGCCACTGCTAACATCAACCGCAACGCCAGTATCCTCGCGGGTTACAGTGATAAAGATTTGCGGCCCTGTGTCGCCTTGAACTAAATATATGGTACTCACCAGACAATAGCCTCCAAATCTTCCTCGGTAGTGGCGGCGTCGATTTGCGCCCTTAGTATTCTACCACGGTCGTGGCACTCTTTAACGTGATTAGATAATGCTTGGCCTATTTGCTTCAGCTCTGACGCGGTAAAGGTTTGCGTTGTATTGTCAGCCAGCGTCCAGACCATGCTTAACGAATCGTCAATGATTGCGGCCTGCACCGCCGATTGTATCCGCATTTGGCTAGTTTGGTCACACTGGAACGTATGCACCCCCCAATCAAATGTGGAGTTTTCGTCAGCATCCCTAGCGGCCTTTATTTCTCGCCATTTCGCGGCCTGCAAATCTGCTAAATCAGCGGCCCATTGCTTTGACTCATAATCAAAATAATGAGTTTCAGAGGGCGCTGGCTCTGGGAAAACGACAGTCCCTGCGTCAATGTCCACATAGCAAAAATCAGACTGCGCCCTGTAGAAATCTGCCTCTGAGCCTTCTACCTTTGCTGCCGCGTATACTTCCATGCCCTCTGTCGGAGCTAAAGTGTGCGATTCTTTTACTAAAACCTCGCCTTTGTCATCGTGCAGAAAGTAATAAATCATTATCGTTTTGCCCCGATATAAGCAATCTCAATCGCCCCGCCATTCACTAAAGTAGTGGAATTATGAACTCGTAGCTTTACTGCACACTTTAGATAACCGCCATTGGCAAAATTGGCGTTTTGAGCCGCAGTTGGCAATTCTTGCTTAATCATCCTTGCATCTAGCCCATAAGAATAAAGGTATATAGTGCTAGATTCTTTTAGGATGTAGCTCCCCGTTGATGTCCTTTGATATATTTCTATGTATAAATCGTAAGTGCTTGGGTTGCTGTAAGCGTCATTCACGAGTGCATTAACTAAAAATATAACTGCTGAGCCTGCTGGCAATAGCCCTGTTTCGCGCTCTGCTGTCGTTTTGGTGCTACCCGTACCAACCGGAAACGTAGTAGCGAAATCAGCAAGCGTTACTGCATTGTCATCTATCTTCAGTGTTTCTACCGACAGATCAGCAATCTGCGCGGTATCTATAGACGCATTTGCTATGTAGGTGCTGACGGTTTGGGGGGTGATTTGGCTAGGCGACCTGCCAAGGTAAACATTCCAGATATTGACATAACTAGAGCCTGAGCCGCCTTTAAACCGTATTCTGGCCGTCCTAATGTCTGAATCGTTGGGGACAGAAATAATCGCCTGGCTTACCTGCCTCGTCCCTGCCTGTGGGGGGTTCCCCCAATCAGAGCTGTTGTAATCAAGGCTTACCTGCTCAACAAACGTGCCGCTAGAATCTGCAAATTGCACCTGGACTGACCATGCCCGAGTGCTGCCTGATGGCGTAAAGTTATTAATTGCCAGATAGAGCGTTTCGTTAAACTCTACAGGCACGCCTTTTTTTGTCCTAAATGTGTGGTCGCTTGCAAGCTGTATGACGCCCTGCGACCCCCAATATGACGTATTTGCATCCCCCGCAGAGCTATCTGCTGTTTCCCAGCCGTCAATAATTTCAGTGTTTGCCGTATTAGTTAGATAGATTGGCCCCGTCCTACTGGCATCTCTCAGTGCGCCGTTGCGTAGGATGCTGCCGCCTTCCTGGCCTATGCCAGCGCCACCGGCATCTAGCAATATCTCGCCAGCCGTATCCTTAACAACCAGGCCGGTTGTGACCAGATCGCTACCATCCCACTTGAGATGATTTGTGGAGTCGCCAAGATAAAAACGCGGGTCTGGCACTGCTTGCGTGCCATTATTTCCTAGCCAAAATCCATTGCTATTGTCGGAATATGAGCTTTTTCCCTGGCGTATGGCCATGCCGGTATCATTAGCTAGGTCTACCACTCCGGTCTTTATCAGGCCGCCATCAATGCGCGTGACCAATGAAGCAGCAGAGTCTCCCAGCTCTGAGTTTAGATTCCTAAACGTCACTAAACCATCGAATACTGTGCTTTGAAATGGCGTACTAAACTCAACGGTTACAGTGCCGTTGTATTCGTTTTCCGTAACATAGAAACGCGACACCCAGAAAGGATCACCAGTGTTCGCCGTATTCGTGCTTGGCGTTGGTGCGTTGATGCCCCACCCGCTAGTTAAGCCCGTGAACGGGTTAGTCCCTGCCGCAGCTCCATAATCATAATCACTTGCGCTTGGCGTTGGGCTGGGCGCACTAGCTTCAGCTGTCTGATAATAAACGTACCCATGCAGCTCTCTAGGCTCCAGGTTGGATATAGCGAGGGGTGCGCTGTCAGTAGAGGCTGACACTACATTACTAACCGCGCTCTGGTTACGCGACCAATCATAAGCATAGGCGCGATATTGATAAGTTGTGGCGCTTGCCAGGCCACCATCAACATACGCACCCGCAGCGTTTGGCTGTCCAAATACGTCTTTAATGCTGACATAACTGCCAACACCCGACACTCTGCGCTGTATCCGTACCCACGCAAAATCATCATTGGCTGGGTTAGTCCAAGATAGGCCAATGCTCTTAACGCCGCCTGTTGGGGTGTCTAAAGTCACCGCAGATGGCGGTGTGGTGTCCCCAGTAATCGCTATGGTGCCGCTGATCGGTGTTGATCTAACGCCTGCATCATTAATCGCCCTGACAGTTACCGTATAAGTTGTCACCAAGGCTGGGCTGACTAAGTAGGCAACGGGACTGCTGCCGTTGAGTTGTGCGAGGGAGAACTGCGAGGTTGTCAAAATAACCTCTGAGTTATCAAAGCCTGACGGGATGATATTGATGACGTACTGGACAACAAATGCGTCCCTGGACGTCGTAAACGCAATATCTAGGTAAGGAATCTCTGATCCATCCGCTGCCACATTAACGCCCTGCGTTAAACTCAGGCCGGTAGGGGGCTGTACATCAAACGGGTCAGGCAGGGTGGTCTGATTGTTTACGCCTTCCTCATATCCTTCCTGCCATGTATATACATTTGTATATTCCTGCAGCGTTAGTGATACTTCGCCATCATCATTGAGAGACATGGCGAGCACTCTAAACTCCTGAATAGATGCCCCTGTCCAGCCAAGCGAATCATGCTCAAGCTCAACAACATCACCCACTGCAATCTCTAGCGCCTCAGAGGTAGCTGTTACCTCCACGGTTAGCTGATGCTCTCTGGATGCTCTACATATAACCCTAGCCAAATCCCTGGCTGAGTAATAATTAGTAATTGTGGAAAGCCTGACCTCCCGCATCAGCTCCTCACCATTGTCTGCTGCGAGGAATGTGGGGTATGTCGTATCGCCAGTATCGGGATTAGGGGGCCAATCTACACTATCCTCTTGCCAGTTGGCCTCTGGGTTAATGAACTTGGCTCTAACTCTGTTGTACTTTTTGTTTTTGCCGCTGGCGGTTACCTTAATGTCTGAGGTTATGTTGCTATCATCTAATCGGAATGGCGTGCCTACTGGAGCTGCGGCATCTATGAGTAGAGAGTATTGGCCATCCTGGAAAGGCATAAGGCCGCGCATACCTTGCAGCAACACTTTCACGTTATCAAATAGCTTGCGCTTGGTATCAATAACCGCGTTACATTCAAGCAGCCTGACTTCATTACTGGAGCCTGTATATTCCGTTACCAAGGTGTCACAGACATTGGCCGCCGCAGAGAATGCGGTATCGTTAATCTGCGCCCCTAGAAGCCCTTTGCCATAGCGGTTGTTCATTAAATAATCACGCAACGCCAGGGCAGGATTTCTATAAAAACCAAAATTATGCACCGTGCCAGTGCCCGTTGGGGCTGAACCTGTAGCGGTGAACTGCACGCCAACAGTATTTGATCTTGCCCCTACTGCCGTAAAGTCTGTGGTGCCAACAAACGCAATTTCGTACTCTTCGCCAGCGCTTATGCTTGTTGCGCTGCTTGGTGTGAGCCTGGGGTTTACTACCCGCCTGCCATTCACTACAGCCTGGATATCAGGAATGCTGCCAAATACATTTTGGTCGTATTTTAGGCGTATCGCTAAATACGCAACGCCACTGAGCTTATGATTTACTCCCCAGGTATCATTTGCACCTGCCAGTAGCGTGCTATGGCTCTGGTCATCGCGCCCCGTATATTTATTTATCGTTACTAGACCACTGTATTTTGAATCAGTAGACAGGACATCATTGATATAAACGCCCCCAATAGATGACACTCGGCCTTCGCACAGAACCAGCGCCATATAGAGATATTCATTGTCATTGCCGCCGGTAGAGAGAAATACCCTGGTTCCTCCTACCTTCCTGGTGCCGTAGATAACTGGGATGTTGGCGATATTTGAGCTTTTGTTGACCAGGACGCCAGCAGCATCATCAAAATCATCGAAATCTACGCCAGTTAGGAACCCGATAACCTCGCCAAGCAGGTTCTGTATGCCCTTGAATAGCTTAGAAAATAAGCCCATTACTTACGGCCCCACTTGATATCACGGACAGTGTGCGCTGCGTACTCAAATCCCAGATCACTAGAAAAGTAAAATTGCTGAGAGTTGAGATTAGTAAGCCTGCCCTGGGTCTTTTGGAAATCAGCCCAATGAGATGAAATCGACACAATAACCTTGGAGTTTTTTCTGGACTCTGTAAATTGCCAGTTAGTAATTTGTCCATTAAAGACCACTAGCGGTGCGCCAGTGATTGCGCCATTGGAATCGAGCACAACCAGCCACACTGTTGCAGGCTTATTCATCCAATCGTTTTGCAAGAAGGTGCTTTGGTACGCCTGACCAACGCCAGAGAACTGAATGCCAAGCTGATTAACTCGCAAGTCCCTAGACTCTGAAGGCGTGCCCACCTCTAGCAGATATGGCGAGGCATCCCATGTTTGCCCATCCCAGGATATATCAGAGGCATGGCTTGTCACCCGTAACCCTGAGCTAATCCCCAAATAGATGAGATGCGCCATAGTAAAGCCATCGTTGGCCAGCGCAGCCAGCATTGTTGCGTTGACTGTTCTAGGCATTAGACGGCCTCTATCAGATCGACTTCAATAACATATTGTTCGTAGCCAGCAATCCTAAACTCCTGCACATCTCTAGCCAGGCGCATCTGAAATGGCACGTTGTTAAACGTCACCACCTCATTATTTGCCACAGCCTCAGAAAGCCCAGGCTCAATAGTCATAGTCCCAGAGCTAAAATCTGCCGTGCACATATAAACCTTGGTGTGATTCGCAAATTTGATAAAGTCGCCAGCCTTAATGGTTCCGCTTATTCCATCCATTGCAATAGTCCGATCCCCAGCCGAATGCCCGCCATTGGCCCTGAGCGTCCCTGTAGCGGTTCCAGAGCTGTCACTAATAGCAGAAGGTGGGGTAATGCTAAAAGAGTCTGTGCCGCCTCTAGTGGCTGCCAGGAAGGCGTATATAGGCGCAAAATCAGTTTGCCGCAGCCTGGGGTAGCGGATGCTAAACGTCCAGTAACCTGCCCCGATATTCCGCACCTGAGTGCGACCACTGCGGGTCTGTGATCTGACGTTGTTGTAGACCAGGCGAATATCTACAGCCTGGAACTCTGGGCTTGTAGGGTAACTCATACCAGTGCCGCCCTTCCTTGATCTTCCATTGCCTCATTTATCATAGACATCAGCAGCCCTCTGCGCTCGACCAGCAGCGCATCAAAGCCCTCGGTATCATTGGCGTTAATGTTGAATGTCACGCTTGCGCCCATGCCGCCGCCTTTAGTGTGATCTATGATTGTCTCATTAGGGTGAACGATTGCAGGCATACCGCCCTTGCCATCAATGCCCCCAGCCCTTGCACCAAACCCAGTAAAGCCGCCACCCTCAAAACTTTGCGCCCTGATCTGTGCAACCTGAGCCATACCGTTAGCTACCGTCAGTGCAGCCAGGCCAATGTTAATAGGGAATGGATACCTTGCCATTGTCTCGGTGGCAGAGGTATAAGTATTCATAATCGCCTGGGCTATCTTGGCAGCCTTTTGCAGCGCAAACATTTTGCGGCTCTGGCGGCCTAGCGCAGTAAACTGGTTATTGGCCTCATCAATCACTGTGCGCGTCTGATCCTTGGCAGACATCGCGTTAAATTCAGCCAGCTTTTTCTCGTTCTCTACCTGCTCCTGCGTCTTTGTTGCAGTAACCGCAGACATTCCTTCGCTCGCAGTGGCAACCACCTCCGCAGTCTCCTGCGCTGCCAGCTGTATGGCCTCGTATGCGGCCACCAGGTGCTCGCTAGGGTTGCCAGATGCCAATATCTCAATAATGGACTCTTGTGTCTCCAGGGCGCTCTGGAGCAGGTTCTGGGCAGCCTCTCGCATTGACCTCTCAACGCCAGCAGGTACAGCCTCCAGCCCCAGCATAGAGCCAGCTGCGCTATTTGCCAGGATATTGTACTTCTCAATAAGGAAGTCAATTCCAGCGCCAGCAGTTGTTAAGCCATCCAGGATTGCTGCGCCCATTTCCAGGCCAAGCACCTTAAGCTGCATGAGCATGACCTTAACGCCTAGATAGCCGTCTAATAGCCTGCCAATGGCCCCCAGAACTGCATTAGCAACCCTCTGCCCTACGTTGCCAAACTCAGCATTTTCTATGGCAGCATTTCTAAAGTCACTAGCCACCGCAGCCACGATTGGCGAGAACTCCACAGCCAGCTGGTTTCCCAGGCCAACAAATACGCCCTGAGCCGCCAACATGGCATCGTTGGCCTCTTCAATCTTCGCTACATCAGTGCGATCAAGAGCCAGCCCAAGCAGCTCTGCCTCTTCGGCAAATTTGGCCAGCTCTGCAGAACCTCCCGCCAGGGTATTAACCAGGGCCACGCCTTCGCTATCAAACAATTTCATAGCAATACGAACGCGATCAGCCTGGGTGCCCACGTTCTGCATGGCATCCGCAACTACGCCCATTTGCTCATCTAACGGCAGCTGCTCTAGCTTCTGTGCGTCTATGCCTAGCTCTAACAGCGCCCCCTTGGCCTCACCAGTGCCTATAGCGGCCTCTGATACGCGCCTGGTCATGCGCTGCAGCGCCATGTTCATGGTTTCGATAGATACGCCTGACATTTCTCCTGCAAGCTGCAGGCCAGCCAAGGCTTCTGTGGTTGCGCCGATTTTGTCAGCCGTCTTGCCCAGCTCGTCCGCAGCTCTCATGGACTTGACGGTTAAGACAGTGGCAGCAGCGGCAGCAGCGGCAGACATCGCAGCGGATGCCTTGGCCATCTTTGAGAATCCCGCACCTACGCGCTTAAATGCAGTCTGCGTGCGATCATCTGCAAAAATCTTAATTAGGATGTTTTCTGCCATTAGCCTCTCTCATTTGAAACCAGGTAACCCAACCCTGGTACTCCCTGGCGTCCATCTGCATGATCTCGCCGACAGTCTTGTGCAGATGCTCTGCTAGGCTATAGCAGAATTGTAGATCGCTGTCGGCTTTTAGTTTCCCTCAATATCCTCTGCGCTGGGGTCTGAGCTGTTGATTTTATTAACAATTTCAGCCAGCACATCAGGGTCAACGGCCTTAAGAAGCTCCAGCCGATCTGTCTTTCTAAATATCTGCTTACCTTCCTCATCAATCAGCCGGTAGATAATGGTTAGCACCATCGCCTCGGCAGTCTTGTTTTCGTTAGCAGCCTGCATAATTTCGCCAAGCCGCTCCAAAGAGATGCCTGGCTTAATAAACGCCTCCAGCTCCCACTCAGGGATAGAGATAGGGCGAGGTTCAGCAGATAATTTAGCTTGATAGTGAGCTTTCGCTTTCTCAAGGACTGACATAAATTAGACCGTGGTAGATGTCAGAGCGCCATCGCCCTGGACAGAGATAGACTGTTCAACCATGCCGTCAAACGATCCCGCCTTGCTTACGCCCGTTACAATGGCAGTGCCAGTGTAATAGGTATCACCAGCTGCCTCGCCCTCTGGGTACACGTTAAGCGTCACCTCGGAGCCAACAGTCAGCGCGCCCTGGCCGGTGGTGTCTGTCTCATCCCAATAAACATCAACGCTGCCTGACCAGCTGGTAAGACTTGCGCGGAACGCTCTAGCAGACGCGCCCATTGTGGTTTCTTCCAGGGTGTCTGCCGTTTCCTCCAGGCTATATGACCGGACATTGACAACAGTATTTGCGCCAACCTTTACGACCCCTTCACTTCCTGCATGAGTAGCCATTAATTAATCCTCCTCGGATTCTTCAATATCCTTTTCGACAGGCTCAGGCTCAGGGGTTTCCCCTACTAAACGCCAGCCCATATTTTTCAAACTTTCCACCTTTGACGGGTGCGCCAATATGGTGTCCCCGCTGTCATGCGTCATTTCGATCATTAAGTTGATCCCCTGGTAAAGTGGTAAACACAGCGTACCGTGATTATAACCCCGCCCACTGGGTCTATACTACCGTCATCAGTCTCAATGCTAATAACTTGTGTGTTTAGGGCATAGCCGCCTCTAGTCCGGTCTGCGTCCAGCCGCTCCTCAACCTGCTCAATAACGGCATTCCTGGCAGTGTCTATATCCTTACCTTTGACATAGCACACAATCTGGTAGTCAATCGTTGCTGTGCGCTGTGTTAAAGACCCGCCAATAGTCGCATCTTCGCGGTTTTCGCTGGAGCTGCGAATAAGCGCTGCAGGAAACTGGGCATTGCTGAGCTTATCAAAATCAAAAGGCTCTCTAGTGACCAGCTTAAACTTATAGTCTGATGCGCTTGCCCCTATGGTTGTGACCAGGTTGAGTGCTATGTTTTCTCTGGTGCTCATCGCTCAAACCCTCTAAAGACGTATTTGCGGAACACCTCGGTAAGCCTGGCCTCATCCTCGGTATTCAACCCAAAGAAAGGACGGCTTTTCTGCAGCATGGCTGCTTTCTTGCCCTCTGCGGCCCTGGCAAAGAATATGCGAGCGAATCGCTGGTTGTAGTCGCTGGTTATAGACCCCCGCATATTGCCTGACCAGGTAAGATTGACAGTGCTGGGATCACTAAACGTAGGAGCCTGGCCGTCTATTGGCTTGCGCTGCCTCCTCCGCTGCAGATAGGCAGAGCTGTAGGGCTTAAGAGCGCCATCTGGCCCTTCCCCCTGGTCTAACCTATTCTGAATAATCTCAATGCCTTTAAGCGCTGCCCTGCTCAATCCTAGTGGGGTGCGCTCTTTAATTAGCTGCCGTTCGCGCTCGGTTAGCTTGCTGCCATCCTTGGGCGTGATCGTTGTTTTAATTGTTGGCACTAATGCCATTAGCGATCTAACCTATTGGTTGGCAAAGGTTTTTTCTCGCTATCAGCCACAGAGCCATCTGCGTCAGTGTCGTATTCAACACCGTCAGCAAAAACGGCCTCCAGCTCTTCACCATATCTGGCTTTATAGAAATCAATCATTTCTAAAAATCGGTCATTATCGACCCAGTTAGTCAGCTTAGGCAGCGCATACTTCCACAGCACCAGGTAGCTATTAGCCTTTGTCCATTGGCTGTCTGTTAGCTTAGTTGCGTCCATCTCGCCAGCAATACCGCGACGATGCCACCAGCGGTTTCTAATCTCGCGGGCCAGCTCTGCCTGAGCAGTCGCGTGCTCATCAATGAAGTTTTCTATGCCAAAGCTCAGGATGTCTGGCACGATCTCTTGCAAGTTGTAATCAGTAGAAAATGCCATCAGCTCACCATTTCACCTTCGCGGCCCAATAAATTGCGTCCAGAACAGTTGCGCCCTTTAAGGTATCGCCATGCCTGGCATACCAGGCTCTTCGCATTGCCTTATCGCGCTCTGATTCTCCGTCCCTTGGGGGATAAGTCTTTGCGCCCTGGCCTCCAAACCTGACCAGCTTGATTATGTCCCCCTTTTTAGCCAGAACTGCGTGGCTCTTTGTGGGGTGGCTCCTGGTGCGCTTAGGCACGTTGTAATCCTCAAAACGCTCACCGCGATAGACAACCGCCATCAGCCAACAAGAACAAGGCTTGCGCTTGTAGACGCGCCCACGCTTGCCATAACTCCGCGAATGAAAATGCCTGCGGGCAGTTCCAAATCAACGGCCTTGGCCGCTGTGATTGCGGTCACGGTGCTGTAGTTGACCCACTCAGTACCGTCATGCGACACCTGTACTGTGATCGAACAAGTGTCAAAGGTGCCAAACGCCAGCAAGATACACTTGCCGCCAACAAAGTTAAAAGTGTCGCCGTTAGCGTTAGCGTCTTGATCTTCAAAAAGTTTGATAACTGCCATTGTGAACCTCTTAAAAAGCGGCCCCGAAGGGCCGCGCAAAGATTAGAGTGCTGAGTCAAACAGCATCTCAACGCCGTAGCTATCATCCAGCTCACCAACACCGTAGACGGCAGTGGCGTTCAACTCAAAGGCTCGCAGTGACGCATCACGCTCAGTCTCAATGTTGAAGTCCTTTTTCATTGCAATGGCTACGGCTTCGGGTGCAAATACAGCGCCCTTAGCATCGCCACTGCCATCTACAGTGATGTTTGCAGACTCGTAGATGTTGACGCCAGCGATCTGACCAACGTAACCAGTGCGCATGGCCTCATTCTGCAAATCACCGCCATTGGGGTTTGCAAACGTATTGGTCATGTTAGCCTTGAGTTGATAGGCTTGGAACGGATGCAATACCGCAGAGTATTGACCGGGTGCCTTTGCCGCCTTGAGAGTAGCCGCCGCTTTAAAGATGTCAGCCGCAGTAATTTCCTGAGCCGCCGCACCAATAGCAGTGCTGAAACCGTCAAACAAAGCAATCAAGTCGGTGTCGATCTTAGTAGCGATAGCGTTACCCAAGACAGTGCCAAGCTCTGCCGCTGGGTTGCCAGCGCCCATAGCCGCCATGTCGGTAAGCGTTACCAATGCGCCAACTTCACCAACAGTGATAGTAACGCTTGATGTAGATACAGCCGTGTTAGACATATCTGTGCCTTCAGTCAGGCCAGCGGCACTGATTGCGGGGTACTTAGGCACCTGTACGGTTTTACCCGCTACATTGCCAATGTCGTAACGAGTAACCAGCCCAAGCATGATGGACTGCTCTTCTGCGGTGAATCGTGCTTGCAGGATAATATTTGCAAACAGATCGTCTAAAGT